TTTAGATTTTAATGCAATGGTTTTTCTATAATCTAATATAAACCATCTTTTACTTGCATCTTTCTTATACGACATATATGCTTTCATAAACTCTTTAGGGAAATTTTTTATTTCATTTACTAGTCCACCAAATTTAAATTGATCAAAATACATCATATCAAAAGCAGCAATGGATATATTATTTTGAAATCCAATTATTTTACAATAATCTAAGTCTAAAGGTTGGATCATAAAATTATCATCTAATGATAGTCCTTCAATTCTATCAATTGATTCTACTGTAATCGAACCAGTATCTATATTTTTATTACTTGCAAAAGTTTCTCTAAGCGTACCTATGTATGTGCCATAAATATATAAATTTCTTAATATGTCTCTAGTTGACCTATCGTGATTTAGTAATTTTAATATAAGATTAAACTTTTTCTTTTTCTCTTTCAATTCAGGAGTGTTGTTTCTCATAGTTGTAATATTTGCTAAAGTAGGTATAGCAACCATATATTCCAAAATATTTGAGTACAGTCCATCAGAATTATAAGCTTGCTCAGATATAGTTCTCAATATTTCATTATATATCATCGGATATTTGACATATTGTTTTAAATCGCTCATTGGGATATTATCAGTATCTAATCTTCCTGTTGAAAATGAATATGAATTATAGGATAAAGAATTTAATTCAATTTCATTCGATGTTGAGAATTGAGGGAATGGATCAGAGGGGATAGTTTGAGTGTTTGTTTCTGTTTGAGAAATTATTTTTTTTGTCAAGAGAAGTTATACCTCCTTTCTTTAGGGATTTGTTTTTGTGTTATGAATAAGAGAATACGAAATCATGATCTGAATCATCCGTGTTGATTATATCTCCTCTTCTTTTCTCATATAAATAATGAGCTAAAAGCAACAATGTATAAAATTTATCATCATACATAATTCTTTCCTTATCTTTTGGTAATATATATCTTACACTTGTTTTTTCAGCATTAGCAACTCTATGGATATTAATAGTTTCAGTTTTCATTATATCAATATTAATTAATGCTAATTCCTCTTCAAATGAAAGATTATAGTTTTTTAAATTTCTTTCACTTCCATCATCAGATGCCAATGTTACAAATCCTTTACCAGAATATTCATATGGAAATTTTATTAAATCTAATTGTAATAGTTCTAATAATTCTTCACACATTTTATTTCTATATTTATTTGGAGATATTAATGCTAATTTTTCCCATGCATTAGGATAATTATATTTTTCCGTTTCGTAAATATCAGAAACCTTATCAATAAATCCTTTATGCTTAATACCTTTATCATCAAACCAATCATCTAATAAATTATCAGCATATGCTGAAACACCAGCTCCACCTGCTCCTGCGTCGATCAAAAATGCTTCTATATTTTCATAGTCAGGATTATTTCCATTGTAATCTAATATTGTTTGTTTTAAAAACTTGATCTGATCTGGAGTTTTCATTTTTATTTTTCTTTTACTGGCTAAATCAATCATATTTGTACAATTTACAATCTTTCCATAATAACCAATGTTATCATCTTTTAGAATTTGCATTACGGAAACAATCGAACCATCTCCTGCTCTTGCAGGGTCAAAAGCAATTGCGAATTTTTCTTTTCCAGTTTCATTAGAAAATTTAGGTAAAGAGAATATGCTATTTCTTGTTATCATAGCACGTTTATATATTTGTGTTTCTCCACCATCCGAATCGAATTTATTATAGTATTCTCTTAATGCTTTATCCCTATTAGATGTCATTGCTGTTTCTACTTTAGATTTTTGTAAAAGTGGAGGATGCTCTATCCCGTCCATCATTGGATTAATAGGAATATTACAAGGAATATCGCAACAAAAATAATCTCTATTTCCCATCATCATTTTCATTGCAAAGTCCTTATATTTTCTAAAGAATGTAGTATCAACTGAAGATGCTGAAGATGCATAAATTAATTGTGTAGGTACGTTTCTTCTTGACGCTTTAACATCAAAGTCTTTTTGTACAGAAGTTGCAAAATCACTATCTTGTGTTGCAAATGCTGCCATTGCTTCTAACAGTTCTTCACCAGAATACCCCGCCTCATCAAAAAATACGCACGTTGCCCTTTTCGATCTGTTATTATCCGGATTACCATTAAGTGTAAATATTTCACTATTATTATATGTTGAAACATGAAATGATACAGGATTATGTGAAAATCCAGTCTTGCATGAAGGGCTTTGCACTATTTCATTTCTAAATATATCTTTTAACGATTTAATTGAATTAATTCTATCTAAAGCTATATCTTCAATTTTTGTGAAACATTCTTGTGCTTGACTTCCGACATTGCTTACTATGTAAATATCTTGATCTTCATATAATATTGATTTTAACCCCATTAATACTGCTGCTTCAAAACTTTTACCTGCGTTTCGACTTTCACACCACAACACATACGGAGTATTCCAACTCATTTGAAGAACCCATTTTTGAAAATCCAATAATCTTATACTAACCGAACAAATCTTCAGCCGCAATAATTGGATTACGTCTCCAAAACTTTATAATCTTAGAGTTTGCATTATACATTTCTATTTTTCTTGTTGTTAGTAATTTTTTATCACGATTGAGATTTGTCATTTTAAATATTCACCACCTTAATTATCAGTAATAGTTTCTGATTTTATTTTAATTCTTAATTTTCTATTTTCTTCCAATGACTCATCAAGTTCACTTTGTAAACTTTGAATTAGCGTTCTTTGTTCTTTAATCATATTATCTAAATCATTTTCATCAAATCTAAGTTGTTCTAATATACTACTATTTGAAATGTCAGCAGCATGTTTCATTCCTATGCCTTTTAATTGATCATAATAATCAACTTCTGCATCTTCAAAACCAATTTCTCTATAATTCTTCATCATATAAGTCAAAGTTGATTTTCCTGCTTTTTTATCTCCTCGATTTTTCACAGAAATAGAGTTTTCTTTAGCAATTTTATCTGTACTTCCAACTATTTGACTTTTTGTGGAAGACAGAGATTTTATTTCTCCTTGATTTGAAATTAATGTTTTGGTATCATTGCTTAAAGTAGCAATAACTAAATCTATTTTTCTTATTTGATTATTGTTATTAACCAATTGTAATATTTGTGATAACTTAAATGCATCATCTAATAAATCCTCATCTAGATAAGTAATTAACTCATTGTATAAAAACTTCTGATCGAAATTAGAATATCCAGCAAATGGATCATATCCAATAAGCCTAATTACATCATCTTTAACTTGTAAATCTTTTTCAGTAAGTTGAATATTATAATCTAAATCTTTTACCTCTAATTCTAAAGCGTTAGTTATAAGGTCTTTCCCAGTTTCTTTATCAAATAAAAATTTAGGATCAAAACCAGCTAAAGTATTATTAAAATTACCTAATGAATTTAATTTTGTCATATAAATTTTTAATGGATGTGCTGTTGGTTTATTCGTGCATTGTTTCATTGCCCCATCAAAATCACCTTCATTAAATGGAATATCAAATTTCATACAAGTTATAAGAATTGATTTTTTAATGTCTTTTAAAATACCATAATAGGTGTCATAAGTATTACATATGCACTCCTTACAAAATACCATTCTCGATTCATTGGGATAATCAATGTTTATCCCTAAATACAAAGGAGATAAACTTTTATAAAAATTTGATCTTGCTTTTGGTTCATCTGTACACATTGGACACTTTATTTTACTTTCTTCATCTTTTGATTTTATTATTGGGTCTTTTATTGTTTTTCCAACTCTAGGTATAGGTCTCACCTCTTTTAATTGAATAAAGGAGAAGTTAATATTTAACTAACTCACTTCTTCTAAATCTGCTTGCTTAATTTTTCGTAATATCCCATAATCAACATTTATTTCATATTGCGAAGTAATTATTTTAGAATTATCTATATCAAATTTAATCCAAGAATGACCTGTAGATAAGTAATCTTTTGCATATAAAAGTAAATCTAAAATAATATTATCTTGTGGTAAGTAATCTTTTATTGATAGTATCCTAATTTCCTTCCAACCTTTGCTTTTTAAAGCATACCATCTACGTCTATCATTCTTTTGTTTATCATTTAACGATATTTCTCCTAATTTAACATCTAAATAATGGCCGCCTCCAAAATACTCAACATAAATCATTTCTTCTGGAAAAGCTATATCTAAACTACATTTGTTTACAGGATAATTTAATTTTCCTCTAAATAGTAAACTTATATATTTTTGTTGTCTTGAGCAAGGTGCTGTTTCGTTATTATAAAATGCAATTCGTTGTTTAATAATTGCCTTATTTTTTATTTCTTCCACTTGCATTGGATGGCACCCATATTTAAAATTATAAGTATCTATTATTTTTTGTTGAATACTTTTAAGTTTAACTGGATGATCAACACCATATCTATCAAGACATGTATTTTTAAATTTATCCTTTACAATTTCAGATTTTGAGGAAACTTCAAATCCATATCTTTCTAAATTAGTTGACTTAATTTTATCTTTTACTTCTTGACTTTGAGAAGCATATTCAACTCCTAATTTATTCATCATTGACTTCTTCATTTTGTCTTGAGTAGATTTTAATTGAGTAGTATGTGCCACTCCATGTATTATCATATCACTTTCTTTTTTCTTTAAATATCTACACTCGTAGCAACAATCCTTTTTATTCGGAGAACTATCATCTGATAATGTTTGTTTATAATAATCCTTATATAGTTTTTCGATTTCTTTTCCACAGTAGTCACATTGTAGTTTAATTATAACTTCTGAACTATGAGGCAAATCTTCGATTTTTACTAAAATACTCTTACTATAATCACAAACTTCTTTACCTTTTGCACCAATCTTTTTAGGTATTTCATATCCTAAACTCTCATAGTGTTTAGGTTTACTACCTTTTAAATTAATCTCCACCTCTTTTGTTAACAACATAATCAATTCCTTCTTTCTACACATTTATTGTTCTCTACACTAAAACTTAAAAATAGAAAGAAGAGAGGCGTGTAGAGATGGGTCATGACTCCCAAATTACCTCTCAACTTTGATCCACATTATTCCTGTGAATAACAAATAATCCAAACATTTCTGCTTGGATTATCGACTTACCCACAAAACTTTATATCATTATTACCATCCACATTACCATCCACATTACCATCCACACAGAAAACCCCTGATTGCTCAAGCGTCTTATAACTTACAAAATATTATTTATTTATTTTTAATACAATTAATCTACATTCTGAATATAAACGTAAATCCTTCCCTCATCAAATGATTCTACACTCTTATTTCTTTCGACAATAACTTTATCAATTATATTATCATCTTCACCAAAATCTCTTGTTATAACCTGATCAATTGCACTTTTTGAGAAATTCTGAACGTCAAATTTATCCATACAATCAAATTTTAGAAATACAGTAATTGGTCTATCCCAGTCTACATTTAATTCTTCTTTATCTTTCAATTGGAACGATGGAAATTTCTTGATCCAATTCTTATAAACATATGACTTAACTGTAATATTTTTACCTGTCATTTCATTTTCTACAGTTTCATACATGTAATTTTCAGACAAACCATGTGCATCTAAAACCATATAATCTTCTAAAGGAGGATTTAAAGTAGATATTATATTTTGCTGTTCTTTAATAATGCCATCTTTGTGTCTAAGACGTTGACCATAAGACTTATTCTCTGAGGAACCTTTCTTCTTGGTAAACTCTTGTATATAATAACTATAAATACTTGTTTTAGGCATATACATCTTATCGTTAGGCGAGACTGAGTTTCTATTTTGAGTTAATCCGTCAACAACTCTATTGTACTCAATTCTTTTAATCTCTGAGTCTTTAATGGTAAATAAATACTCATCAAATAAAGACAACATATTAGCAAATTCTTCATAACTACAATATTTAAATGTAGTTACTGTTTTTCTTTTACCAAAATAAGAATCCAATGTCTTTTTGCGTTGCAGTTTAACATCTTTTTCGTTTAAAGCATTTAATACTTCTACGCTTTGTTCGCGCCTATGCTCTAATTCTTCTGCCATTTCTTCAAATGCCTTAGTATATTTATATGTAAAGATAGTGGCATCATCACCTGTAAACTTGTTCACTAACATTGCAAAACCACTTCTATCTATTTTATACATAGGTTGAGATTTGTTTTGTTCATTGGTATAAGAGGACAGCGAAAAATTTCCCTCTCCTAATTCTGGTATTAACTCAATAAATCCTCTAATTTTCTTCAAAACATCTTTATGCTCTTTACTATAATAATCAGCAATTTTTAGGCTATTTGTTACAACCTTGCCATTCTCATCAACCGTTAATCCAAATTCTTGTTCAAATGCTGTTAAATTATTTTCCATTATTAAATCACTCGCTTTCATTCTTATTTTATTAACCATTCCAACTAACCATTTTCAACATAAATAATCATCTAGTTCTTGTACACCATTTCCCGTAAACTTCTACTGTGGCTTCCCAAGAAAACTTGAACCAGACATGCTTCGTCTTAGGATGAATACCCGTATCAATCAATGGAATTCCTTGTGATAAATAGTAGGAAGATTGTTCTGGGTTATAAATATAAACATATCTTTCCTTTTCTTTATACTCTTGTTTTTGTTCGGTCATTCTTAATTTCACTTCCTCTCATTCTTAATTTGTATTGTACCTTTACAACACAAGAAAGAGCATCAACTCACTGATGCCCTCTATCTACTGTAAAAATATTAATTTAAAACTTAGATTTTATTGACTAATTATATAATCTAATCATCCAAAAATTCTCTCATCTCATTCTTTACATCCTCATAACCCTCTTCATATCCTTCATAGTTTCCCTTATCATAAATATCTCCAAGCAATTCAAAAACACCTTTAGGACATAATTGATTCTCAAACATAAATTTAACTGCTTCACCTAAATAAATCATTTTTCTATTTTCTTGACAATCTTGACAAGTGCAATCTTCATCATGAATTTCTTCCATATTCATTTCCTCTTCCACTTCGTCATCTTCTAAACACTGTTCTACTTCTAATTCCCTGAAATATTCTTCCTGAGAACATTGTTCTCCATCAACCGAAAATACTTCATACCACTGTTCTTCAATTTTATCCCACATAGATTGAGTTTGAAATACACGCATTAATTTTTCCTGCCTTTATTTTTATTTTGTTGTTTATTTTATGTTTAAGTTAAAGAATCTCATCAAGTTCACAATCTTCACCAATAATATAATCTACAATACCTAATTCTTTGGCTTCTGCATCTGCATACATGTAAAATTCTTTTTCATATTTTGAATCATAATATTCAGGAGTCATTTTTGTTTTAGATAAAACAAATTCCTTAATTCTTTCATTCATAGTATCGTAGAATTTGGCAATGTCCTTGAATTTACTTCCACTCGTTACTGCACCCATACTTCCATCATGTAAAAGAATTGTACTGTTCTTAAACGCATATTTCTTTTTTGCTGCAAGCAAAATTAATCCACCCATCGAATATGCGTACCCTAAAACAACTGCATGTACTGGAGTTTTACTACACTCAATAGCATCGATAATTATATATCCATTTGCAATTTCTCCACCCATAGAATTTATATAAATATAAATTGGCTTACGTTTTTCAACAGGAATATCTTTATCATCTTTGTTGTATTTAAAAATCTGTAATACAATTGTTTCTACAACATCTTGGTCAACCTCATCATTAAATATTAATTTTCTATCCTTTAGATTTTCTTCAAATACTTTATCAAAGAAATTTACTCCGCTTGATAAAACTTCTGACATAATAATACCTCATTATCTTTCAATTATTTTAATAATCCACAATCACCGTATTCATTACATCAGTAATACCTAACTTACTATCAATAATAAAACTTTGATTCTTCTTTTCTGATTGAATATAACCTTTTTCATTACTCCACCTTGACCATCCACTAACGCAAGGTAATCTTAATACTTCTAAATATCCTTGCTTCTCATAAACCATTGCTTGATGAAAATGAGCCAACATAAGAATAATATGTTCACAATTACTCCACATACTTTTTGCTTCTGTAGTAATAATTTGCAAAGCATCTTTTACTTTGATATCATGAGATAAAGAAACAAGTATTTTACCAAATTTATAATATTTTCTTGGTAAAGGACTGTCATCAATATTTACATTATTATCATCTCTATACCATGCTTTTACTGTCTGTATTATGTAGATCGTGATTAGAAGGCACTAGAATAACGTCTACAGGTGCAATTTCAGTAAGCATATCAATTGCCTTAACAATTAATTCTGTGGCCTTATGGACTGCTTTAAACCATGATTCAGCATTATCTTGAGGAGTCCCACGAGTTGTAGTTCCATTAGTGTTATCTGATGTTATAAAATCATTTCCTGTTATAAACAATACTTTTTCAAATACCTTACCTTCAACTCTATCTATTACATCATTAATTACATGAAAGAATATATCTTCTGCAATTTGCATATTATATTCATTTCCTGTTGATAATTTATCTGATAATAAATTAAGATGGAAGTCAGAAATAGGAACTATAAGTAATTTACCATTTTTCTTATATTGTGTTGTTTTAATATTTGATTTATTTATTGTTCTTGTACATGTTTCTAAACTAGAGAATATCTTTCTAGCATCTTCTTCATTCCATTGGTATTCTGTTTTGGGCTTTACACTAATTTTACTGGCATAGAGAATCTTCAATCCATCTTCCTTAGTATTCATGTGCCACATACTATTCTTAGCACTAAGCAAAATAAACTCATCAGGCGAATACCCATGACTCCTCAAAACAAACTCAGGATCTTTAGATTCTTCCAAACTCATTTCCAATAATTTATCAGAGACTTGAGAATTATCTTGCTTGATTTCCAAAGATTCTTTATAATTTGGAGTAGATGGGGTAGGAGTAGGAATAATTAATTCTCTATCGCCATTGCCAAGAATAATACCATTAATAATATCTTTTGCTTTTAGTGTTCCATTTGCTTTACGATATTTCTTAAATTTACTCCTAAGACCTTCACCTGTGCTTTGAGGGTAATACAATTTAGCTAAAGAATCCCACGAATCCGATATTTTCTTATTATATTTCTGATAACATATATCAATTAATTTTTTATCCAATATGTTGTTAATACCACCCTATATATTTATTTTATTTTATTATTTAACAAACCCTATTTTGAACTTGTTCAAAATTGAAAAGACGCTGTCAGCACAAGATTAATTGTAATTATTTATTTGATATTTGTCCTACGGAACATTACGCAATTTTGGTGTCCCAAAATTACTTCATGGCTATATTATAATTAATGAAAAGGTTGCATGTATATTTTTCACATACAACCACATACAACCTTTAAAATCCCTTTGCCATAATGGTTTTATCAATAGGTAATAGGTTGTATGTAAAATTATAAATTTACTATAGACATTATCCCATCATGTGACTTTTTATATTATTTATTTTTTAATCATAATAAATTTAATATACAACCTACAACTTATACCATATAATTACTATAACAGTAGTATTTTTAGAGGTTGCATGTAAAATAGTTTCACATGCAACCTAACATACAACCTATTACCTTTTATCTAATTTTTCAAAAACCCATACCACCTTACCACTTATTTTCTTTTGTTTCTTATTATAATTTAATCTCTTTAATTCTTTGCCAAAGTTTACATTGTTCATTTTCATAAAACCATTATCTCCACACCAAACTGTATATGATTCATATAAAT